CTTAAAATACGTCTTGGGCTTCGTCAAGTGGAACTTAATACAAGTATAGTTACACTGTGGGCGCAAAATAGTGTGTTTTCTGCTATTGGGGGGCTTCAAAGTGTCCTGGGATGCTGCGAGACGGCATAATAATCCGGCTGGCAATAAGCCGACGCAACACACGCGCGCTTGTTTCTGAGGAATAGCCTTCCTCTCTTTCCAGCCAGGCCAAAACATCTTTGCGAGACAGCGGTAGAACAGCCTGGAGACGAGTCCAATCTTTGCGCGGACGGTGTGCCGGAAAAGAGTTCTCGCTTGCTTGTGTTTGAGGCTCTGGGCAAAGAAGCCACGCTTGCCCTTGGTCTGAGTGCCTTAAAAAGATGCGACTGGAGGCAAGCCCGTCATAATCCCAGAGACCTGCTCGATTTTTGCGCTTAACTGCCTGAAGGCAGAACGTAGGCGCATCATCCTCATCGCTGGTCTTAATTCGTTGCAACACTAGGATGGACCTAGCCCAGTTGGTCAAATCGGATGACCCGATGCCGAGATATTGCATGTCACTGTCCGTCCAATGCTGGCGGGCTTTGGCGTCGGCAATGGGCTTTGCTGTGTGGTGAACCCAGATCATGCCGGGGCGGGTGGGAGACTGCTGGAGGATTTGGTTAATCCCATTGCGAAAGAAAGAGGAGACCGTTTCAAGTTTAGTTATGTCGCTACCGACGTAAGTCAAAAGCGGATCGGCAATTACCAAGTCGGGGCGGTGTAAGGCGATTAGGCGCTTGATCCTCTCTAGGAAACGCTCGCCACTGGCCCCGCTCTCGCTCAAGAAAACCATGTTCCGCTTGGCAGCATCCCATTCTTCCACTTGGAAAGCATGGCCTAACATACCTTGCAGCATTTCGCCCACGTCCCCGTCATCATTTTCGGCCTGAATGTAAAGAACTCGCAGCGGGCGGACTGGGGCCATGCCGTAAAAATCTTTCCCCAAAGCCCAGCGGACGGCGGCGGTTAAAATCAAAGTTGATTTACCAATGCCCGATGAGCCGACAAAAAGCGCAGAGCGTGTTCGGCATAGCCAGCGCTTCCCAAGCAAATTGTCAGGGTCTTGCGACCAATCAGTCAGGATCAAGCGGTCAAGGTCAAGTGGTTCAGGCAGTGGGTCCGCATGGGCTTCTTCCCACTCCTGCCAGCTTGCCGCTCCGATGGTCAAGCTGATCAACTCTTGCGCGGCGTCTCCGCGAGGGTAATCCGGGAAGCGGATCGAACGAGACGGGTCAGCGAGGCATTTGTCTGGAGCGGGCAGTCCAAGGCGGGCAATATGATCAAAAGCCGCCTGAGCACGAGCACGAAAGGTGGCAGCATCGGGGGCGTCGAAGCGCACTGCCGCATGTAGCGACTTACCGCCCGAATACACCGCCGCCGAGACAGGCAGACCACTTTGCACAATCCAAGACCATTGCTCTTGCAATGTTCCTTCATCCCACTCAAGGAGGCCATGGCGAAACGCTGTCACCCCAGACAATCCAGGCTTGGTGGCAGGATTGATAATTACCCCCAAGCCACACCCTTCGCCTTTGGGCGGGAATAGCTTGGCGGGAGTATGGCCTTCGGCTAGGCGAGCGGTAATTGTCTCATAGTCCCACACCTCCCCACGTCCCGCCCAAGTCGGGAAGCCATTTTCATCCAGGCGTTGGGGGCGAAAAACAATCGACTCATTAGGCTGGAAAAGTGCATCGACAAACGCTTGCGCCCCATTGGGGATTATAGAAGGCAATTCGGCGGGAGTCGGAGGCGTTTGACTGTGCATTGGCGTCGTGCCGTTACGTGTTGCCTGTTGATTTGCAGATGGCAAGACTGGCCTTGGTCCCGTGCGGTCCTCAAACCGATGTTCATACTTGCGCCGTCGGATGGGTTTGGCTTCTGCGGCTTTCTTGGCTCCGTCTGCCGCAGCATTTGATTTGCGCGCCGACGCCAAAACTGACTTTGCCTCTGACTCAGAAAGTCCGCATCGGATTGCCGCTGGCAGAAGTGAGGCTTCTACAAGGTCAGCGGGATGCCCTGCGCCAAGCCAGGCAATGGCGGCTTCGTAAAGCGCATTGTTGCGATTGCCTGGAGCTACCAATCCGCCCAGGAACATCTCAACGGCTTGTGGCAAACGACTCACAGGCCAGCCCTCCTCCCGTATTCAGCAATAAGGGCGGCGTCAATGAGACCATCATGCGGGGTCCGGCATCGGTCGGTTGCGCGCCAATCAGTCCCAGGCCACAGACGTTGAGCGGTTTCTAGCGCACGCTCCTTGGTCTCACCCGGCTTGCAGCCGGGCAGAATTACCCGTTGCCAGGCGTGTGGAGTCACCCGCTCATATCGCGCTCTGTGCACCTCCAACATTGCTCGCAGCGCGTGAAATGCCCCGGCCATGGATGTCGCCGCCTTAGCGGACTTGCTGCCGCCTGGCTCCTCAATGATCGTCATGCACTCGGTCAGCCGAATCTCATGCGAATTTAGCCATGATAAGACCTCGCGGACATCTACCTCATTCCCCTTGCGCGCCCGCTTGACAGGCATAGGAAGCATGGCGATTGGTGCCACGCCACTTGATGCCGACAGCAAAACAAGTCCGCCAGTTATTCCGTTGTCGATGCCTAAATAGCATTTCACTATTTACCCCCATAGAAAATGTGCTTCCAAATAGCCTCCAGCATCCTGCCCGGAGCCATGCCGCAGTTGGCGCATATATCCACAAACTCGCGCCAGAAGTCAGGGCAGACACTAATGGCTACCCGCACCCGGCGCTTCTTTTTTGGCCGCTTCATAAATCCTCCTTTCTTGCTGGCTGGCCTTTGATTAGGCGCCCCAACTCTTGGAGGAGTTGGGGGCTAATTTCTGCCAAGGTTTGCGCCAATTTTTCTTCGGTCGTCTCTTTCGAGACCGAGACCAGCGCGGCTTGGCGGCGGTCGTAGGGCTTGTTAGAGATGGTTAGGGTTATGTGCAGATTCATTTTCTGACCTCCACCAAAGCGGTTGTTTGCGGTCCTTCCTCAAACGCATCCGCGAACATGCGGGCGGCTTCTTCGGAGTGAGCTTCGATGGCCTCTTTGAGCTTGGCGGCATTGATGGTTGCGCACTCGAACACCTTGGCCGTGCCAATGCGCAAGGCGATGGCGTCCAGATGCGTCCTATTGACTTGGAGCTTGCCCTTGCGTTGCTGCACCCGGTATCCCTCCGGGCACCAGTCGCCGCCAGCCTTGGCCTTGGCGTCAATCGCCTCCTCGATCTGAGTGGCAATCTTCATTGCTTTTTTGAATGCTCCAGCACGGGCCGGATCAGCCAGCAGGATCGCCTTGGCTTGCTCCAAGTCGGCTGGCAGGGGCACAAGCGGCGCAAGTGGAGCAAGCTGGCTGGCGATGGCTGGGCAAGATGCGTCCCCGGCTGGTCCCTTGCGGCACCAGTCGCAATATTTGCATGGGGTTGGCTCTACTCTGCTTCGCTGTGCCCACGCATCACGCAAGGGCAAGACATGGGATGCTGCCTCATCGTAAGTCCAGTGCATCTCGATTACTTCGCCCTGGTCCACGTAAAGAAGAAGCGTTGTCCATTCATCGACTCCGAATCGTTCCATGCACCCTAGCGCATACGCTGCCATCTGGTCGGTGTAGTCATAGATGGCCCCCGTCTTGAGGTCAGCAGACATCTTGAGTGCCGGAATAATGGCGTCACAAGTGCCTTCGCAGACCTGCTCAAAATCGGAATCCTGAATGACGATTTTGCAATCTCCCTCACGTGAGAGGATGTGCGCGTCCCCTGTTTTCTTTCGCAGCATCTCGACGGCTTTCTGCGCCAAGCCAAGTTCGGCCCGCTCCTGGTCGGTTTGGGTTTCGATTTTGTCGTTGGCAAGAATGGCGCGGAAGAAGCCATCAATGCGTGTTCCTCGCGCAGCGGCTTCGGAGGTTTTGCCGTCAGGCTCGTAGTGAAGGCACTGACGCAATTTGGGCAGAGATGACGGGCGGAAGATGTTGGGCTGTGTGCTCATATCTCTCCTTAGAACGGGATATTGTCTGCCTCATTGGATTGAGGTTGCTGTGCGGCGTCTTTTTTCTCCAGCCACGCAGCCACACGCGGCCACCCTTTGCCGTCCTCGTCCTTTTCGTGCTCAATTTTTGCCCACCCTTGGGCACCAAGACACAAGTTGGGGGTCACGTCGATGACCGTTCCCTTGGTTTTGGGCGCAAGCCCTGTGGCTTTGAGGAACGTGTCGATTTTCCATGCCGCTTTAGGAGAAAAGACCAAGAAGTCTCTCACCTTTCCTTGCTCGCATTCCAAGTCCAACACCAGCATTTCATTGCCGGACTTGGATATTTTTTCCGTTACGTTGACCACCGTCAAAAAGTGGTCGCCCTCCGGCAACACTTGGAAGCCGGCTTCGTCGTTGAATTGGTATTGAGGCATAATTTTCCTTTCGTTTAATTGGGGTTAGGCTAGTTCAATTTTTTCAAGAACGCCTCCGGGCGTTCTAAGATTTTCTTTGCGTAGTGGGGGGCGAGGCTGGTGATTTCCTCATCAGATGCCAGCCAACCAAAGCTGCGCAGAGCAACGGTCGCTGCACCGATCTTTTTGAGGTCGCCATTGAGGACTTTCCCAAGAAGCTCATTGATTAAAGCCTCCTGGCTGGCCTCTGGCTCGACTTTGGTAGGCTCCGGCTTAGTCGGCTTCGGCTGTTGGGCTGGCACTGGCTGCGCATTGCCAAAAATCGGGGCCACAGACTCCCATGCCATTGGGATTTCCTCTGGCACGCCTGGCACCCGACACTTAGCATCCCAGGCTGCACTGCGCTGGGTGTAAATGACTCTCTCTTTTCCCCCGACTCCCTTGGCCTTGCCGGACTCCGCCTCCACGATGCGGGTCTTGAAGTTGGCGAACAGCAAAGCGTCCGCCCACTCTTTGACCAGCGGGCTAGATTGCTTTGTCAGCTTCAGCTCGAAGCGGTCATACGCCTGCATCCCATCCGGTGGTTCGTGGCGGGCCACCTTGGCATGGGCAATTAGGGCAACATGAATACCGCGTGCGATAACGGAATCCAGCAACGCAAGCCACCTGGTCATTTTTTCGGCAAGGATCGTGTAGCCCTTGCCGTAGCCGTAGTCTTCGATGCTGTTTTTCTTATCGCGTGCCAGCATATCTTCGACGGCCAGTTTTTCCGCCCAGTCAGCGGAATCCACCACCAGCGTTTTGAACTCATGGCCTCCGGCTGCGACTTCTTTGACTGCCTGCTCCAAGGCAGTCCAAGAATTAACCGACAGTCTGGGCACGTCCAGATGTGAGGTACCGTCCTCGACATCAAGGAATAGCGGGTTGGGGGTTTGCGCGGCGAGCGTTGTCTTGCCGACGGACTCGACGCCGTAGATGACGATGCGCTGCGCCCTTGGCGCAATGCCTCGTTTGATTTGGGCTAGTATGCTACTCATGTGTTTTTCCTTGGTTTTGTTGTTTTTTGGTGATTCTCCCGTCATGCAGGAGAAAGTTGTCAATCTCTTGGCGGAGTGCTTCCGCCAATTCTGCCAACTCCTCGTTGTATTGGAGTTGGGCAATGTGGCGCAGCCCCTCGGCTGCGTCATGCCACTTCCAGAGGAGGTCTCTGGAAATTTGCAAGTCTGGCTCGCTCATGCTTCTCCTTGGTTGAGTTTGGAAAAATCGACGGGCTTAAAGCGGAACATTGCCCCCCGGCGGTAGGCGGGAGTGTGGCCGCAGTTCTCTGGACGGGTGCGATATTGTGCGCATTCCCCCTCGTAGCCGAAACGGATCATTGCCTGGCAAAGTTCGGCGTCCTTGCCCAAACACTGCTTGTGTTTGTAGGCCCGCATGAGACGGAGCACGGGATGCCTTGCGCGAATCTCAAGCGGGAAAGTTACATCTAAATAGATGTCCCATGCCACCACGGAGGCAAGCCAGGACGCCAGGTGCCGTTTCCCTAGTGCTGCCTTGGCAATGCGGTAGGCCAAGGTGTGCGGCTCCTCTTGGATTGCCTTGGTCGGCTTTTTCAAGAACACTAGTTTTTTATTCATGTTCATCTTTTGAAAAATATGCTTCCGCCAGCGCCCAAAGAGCGCCAATTAAGCCAAGTAGTCCTCCAGCCGCTAAAGCAATCCCCGCAGCCAGCAACGCTACGTCCGTCCAGTCCGACCTTCCTAACAAAGATATAAAGTTCATGGCGCATACTTTTACGGAAAGAGCCTGCGCCGTCAATAAAAAAGTTCAGAATAATTCGGAAAATAATTGCCACCATGGCGCTGCCTTTGCGTAAAGTGCTGAAGTTTTTATAGTTGCGCAAGAAAATGCCGCGCTGTCTTGAACTACCCTGCACAAGCCGGGGCATCTCACCAAAGCCCCGGCTTCCCGGCTTCCAGCAATGGAGACCGATTTTTTAGGCGTTGACGCTATCTATGTATTTCGTTTAGTGTGAGTTATGCCAACTGCAACTGAGGCCCCTGCCCAGAATCCAACGGGCGCAGAGTTAACTACTGCTGCGCAATACAACCCCAACCCACTGAACGTGGAGGCGGAATTAGCTGATCTCATTGGCTCTGCTTCTTCCGATCCATCTCCATCTCCAGAGCCACCAGCGCAATCAGCTTCCGATGTCGAAGCTCCTGCGGCTGCAAATACTGAGGCTCCTGCCCAGCCTGCTCCCGCTGCGGAACCCCCATCTGGAGAAGATGACCTCCCCAATCGCTTCAGGATTAACCTGGCGAAGCTGCCGGATGATGAATCTCGCCGCGCCGCCAAGCTGCTGAAGCAGGGGAATACGTGGGCGGAAATCAACGCGATTCTGGCTGCGGAAAAAGCGGCTGCTGCGCCCAAAGAACCGCCTGCCGCCGAACCACCTTCGGAGCAACAAACTCCGGCGGACCCCTTGGCGGCAGCGGAGGCTGCGGTCAATGACCTTGCCAAGAAGCTCACCGAAGCAAAAGCCAACCTCGACTACGAGGCCGAAGCCAAGCTGACGGTGGACTTGCAGAGGGCAATCCTGGCGCATGAAAAGCTCCAGGAAGCTGCCCGTGCCAAAGAAGCCGAATCGCGTGCTCAATTAGAGCAAGTAGAGGCAAAGACAGCGGAAGAAGTTTTCGCTCTATACCCCGAACTTGCCACTGAGGGGTCAGATTTCCACCTGAAGTCATTGGAGATTCATCGGCAGAACATCAGTCTGAATCGTCCCGTGGTCCAAGACCCCGCATATTTGCGGATTTTGGCCGACGAGACGGCGAGACAGATGGGACTGGCTCCCCGCATCGCGCCACCCCAGCCGTCCGGCGCGCCTGCTCCTGCTGCCAATGTTCCCCCGCCCGCGCTTGATCCAAGCGTGGCGGTTAAGGCGACCAATCCTCCGCCGCGTTCAGCAAACCCCAATGCGCCGGCCCCCGCTCCAGCGGTTGTGCCGACGCAATCCCCAAGGGACGCAACGGACGCACTTCTTCAGGCTTTGATCGGCAACGATCCTTTGGCTGAGGCGTATCGCTCCGTCGGCTAGTGCCGCTTTTGTCTCTTGGACAACCCCTAAGACTAATCCGCTCCCACAAGGGAGCAAAACATACTAGGAGACAAAACCTATGGCAAACTTAACGGCGATTAACGCCCAAACTTACGCGGAACTCGTGACCCGTTCGGGCGCGGACATCCGCAAAATCTGGTCTCAAATGACCCTCGCTCGTGCGCGTCGTAAAGACGTGTTCAAAGCCCTGGCCGGCAAGATGAAGTCTCGTCGTGCTATAATTGAAAACTACGAAACCGGAAAAGGTGCCAACGACTTTATTCGTTTCAGCATCAGTTCCGGCGTCGGGATGCCTCCCGTCATCGGCAACGCCGAACGTAGTGGCAAACAAGGAACGATCATCACTGGCGGCTTCGGCGTCAAACTGGACTGGCGTCACGGCTCCGTGGCCATGACCAAGAAGGAAGCCGGCCTGCTCGACATCGACATCGACGGCAAAGCGATGGAAGTGTTGGGCGACTGGTTCGGCCAGCTCAAGCAAGACGAAGCCCTGCTGAAGTTCAAACGCGCGGCCACTGCTGGCGGCAACGTGATTTACGCCAACAACAAAGCCTCGGTTGACGAGCTTGGCACGTTGGACGTGCTCACGACCTCTCTGGTGGACCAGTCGAAGCTGGTGCTGGAAAGCAACGGTGCCCCGCCCACCATGGTGGGCATCGACGCGAACGGTAACGAGATCAACTCTTACCTGTTCCTTGCCACCCACTACGCTCTGAGCAATTTCACCCAGTCCAACAACTGGACGACTGCTCTGCTCAATGCGGCCCCGCGCAGCGAAGCCAACCTGGTTTTCGCAGGCGGTCTCATGCCTTGGGACGGCACGGTCATTCTGCGCCACCAGATCATCGACGAGCCGTTCTGCCCGGCGGGTTCGCTGCAAGCGCCGCGCGCCTATCTGGGTGAAGTGATTAACCCTGGAACGAACGCCATCACCATCAAGGGCGGTCGCAATGCCACGGGTCTATCGCTCACTCCTCAGCCGTGGTGGTTCCAAGCGTTCGAGAACTTCGATTGGCCGTTTGAGGAAAACCAGCCTCCGACTCCTGGCCTTAACCAGCCGAAGTATCTCCTCATCTACAACACGACTGGCAACGACGCCGGCAAGTGCTGTATGTATGAATACACTACGGGCAACGTCGGCCACCAAATCACCATCACCAAGCGTCTTGGCCCCACCACTTCCGGTGCGAGCTTCCAGACCGTGGGTGACGTGACTTGGAACACCGGCATCTGGGCGAACAAACACACCCAAACCCATCCCGAAGGATCGTTGATCCTCCAGTGCAACTCCAAGGGGCAACCCTATGGCTGGTCACTTGGCATGGGCCAGGAATGCTTGTTCCGCGCCCATGGCGATCCGACCATGAAGCGCGTGGTGGAAGATCAAGACTTGGGCCGTGTTCGTGCCAACGGCATTGATTCGGTCTGGGGCATGGAGTGCTACAAGAACCTCGATGGCGTGTATTCCAACCACGTCATCTGCTATCACTCGATCAACTACCCCGGCGTCAAACTGCCCACCATCAGCTAAACCTAACTAGGCTGGTGGTTCTACGTCCGGCTCCACAATGGGGCCGGACCCATGAGCCACCAACCTGCACCACCATGAAACCCAAATTGATTTTTTTGCTCAAACATATTGGCGGTCATAATCCAGTGGCGATTGTCCAGGGACGCGCACTTTCCCATTTTTTTGTGTGGGAAGACGCTTACTCTGCCCATGTCTTGAGGCTGGACCCAAGCCAGCATGACTACGATTTGATCCGCGAAGATTTGCTTGGCGTCACGAATCGCTCGTTCCCCATTTACGCGAACATAGAACTTTCGCTGGAGCCGAAATCCGTCCTCACCTCCCCTGAACCCACCCCTGTGCCCCCCGAACCCCCTTCGGTGCCGTCTAGCGAGACGCTAGCAAAAGAACTAAAAGATGCGCCCGTGGCCCCGGAACCTAATGTGAAGGCTCCGGTGATTGCCGATTCCGTAGTCCGCCTGAAGTTCACGGAATCCGGCTTGCGTTACATGACGGTGGAGGAATTGAAAGCCTTGGCGGAAGCACGAGGGATTGAGTATCCCAAACGCGCACGTGAAAAGACTCTTACCGCCCTGCACTTGGAGTGGCAGCAAGCCAACCTCTAGGGATGCTAAATGAAACTCACTGCCGCCTACACGTTGCTGGCTCAAATGCTTGGGCACGAGGATGTTTCTATGGTGCTGGACTTCCAGCGCGAAGCCATCCTTGCGGCCATGAACATGGCCAACCAAGAAGTGTGGGACAAGGGACCAGCAGAGCAGCGAAATGAATTGCGGGCGGGAGTGGCATTTGCTCCGACAAATGCGCCGGGCATTACCCTCACCCAAAATAGCGACGTGATTTCCGGCACAGTTCAGCCTGCCTGGGTGGGCTGCACGGTGAGTTTTTCAGGCCAAGAACTCAACGAGTTTCTTAGCCCCACCAAGCTGTTGGCCCCATACTTAGGGCAGACCGGAGTCCAGACAGGATTGGTCTATGGGGATAGCATTGTTTTGGCAAACGATGTTGAAGCCGTCACCGACAACGTGACGCTTAATGGCCAAGAACGACTACGTCTGCTTGCGTCATTGGAAGAATGGCAACTCATCAACCGAGTGGCTGCTCCTGGGCGTCCAACCCATTTTTGGGTGCAGCCGGCGACAAGCAATAACGAACAAGTCATCCAAAGCCGCATTCGCTTGGCCCCTCGCCCGGATCGCGCTTACTTGATTAACTATGAAGTGCGCAAGCGCGCGCCTCGCTATGATGCCACCCACCTGACCGACCCGCTCCGCGTGGTCATGACGCTGGGCGACGAGGCGGAAAGTATCTGGTTGCCCATTGCCAAGTTCCATCTTCGTGACCACCCTCATTTTGACACCTCTCGCATCAATTTGGTGACACAAGGGTATCAATTGGCTCTTCAGAGGTTGCACGCTAAGACGGCGGCAACTGGGCCACGCGGCTCGCATCGTATCCCCTACGGAACCCCACCCTCGAAGCGATGACGCACCATGAACATGACAACATTCAAGGGAATTGGCCAGGGGCAAGACAGCGCAGAAAATCCTGCGGCGCTGCGCTTTGCTGAAGGCTTAATTCTGCGTCCGTCTGGCGGGGTTGCGCGGTCTCCTTCATTGTTGCGCATGTTTGACCTGTTCCGGCTTTCGGACTATGCCGGCGGCTTGGCGTTGACAGCGGCGGATCGGGCCTGCTTGTTCAAAATCGAATGCCAGGGAGCGGTGGCCTTAGCGGTAGTGGACATTCCCAACCAGTTGGGGTTGGGATTCTATTGGGTGAAGGGTGGAGAGGGTTTGACTTTGACGGAGCAAAATGCCACGGTTGAAGTCCTTTGGCGGCGCCTACAACCTCGCGCCAAATGGTTTTTTTCTGGGCGAGCCAACCAAGTTTTGATGGGCAATGGGATTGACCCCAACCTAATTTACGAAGTGGATGCTGACCGCATCCGCCAAGTGGCCGGCCAAGTCCGTCCGCTTTTGCCCTCCGTTTCGGCGGCTGCACCTATTGAAGCGGCGGGCGTGGATGCCTCGCTCGTGGCGCATGGCATTCGCTGGGAGGCGCTGGAACCCCGATTCGACCCCACTGTTGAGTTCCCCTACCAACGGGCAGCGGGGAATTATGTGCGGGTTTCCGTAGGCTACCATGGCGAGAATAGGTTTTTGTCCAGTCTAACCGGGCGCGGGACTGCGGGAGACCCCTACCACTACCGCGTAGCGGTCCCCATGGGCAGCACAAATGCAGAATTGGTATCCTTTGTCATTCGCGACCCGAACGCCGCCGGCGTGGTAGTGGCAAGCGAAAAAACGCCTGGTGCCGTAGTGCCATTTTCCAGCGGCCAGTTGCGCGGCGGCCAGACGCAATTTGAATCAAGGGACGTTTTTACTGGTCCAGACGTGGAAGTGGCTTTGACCTATTATCGCAGAGGGCGCGCCCGCACAGGATTTGAAACAATGCCATCCGGGATTGTGACTGTCCGCTCCGTAGGGGGGCAACGGATTGCCGTGACCGTCCACAAAGACACTCATCCCGCCGCTGCGCAATACGACTCCATCCGCATTTATGTTGGCGAAAATAAAATTGCCACAGAGCCAGACCGTTACGAGGCCACCCCGAATGGGACGTTTATTGTCAACAAAGGGAAAACCACAGCGGAAAGCGCATTCAGCGCCAAGGGGTATCGGGGGCTACGCTTTGCCCTAGAAGTGCCCAATGCCGACGGCACTTACACGATTGTGCCTTCGATGATTGGAGGGCGGGAACTTTCGATTAAAAACCGCGTGCCGCCTCCGGCGCGGGCATTTGTCTTTGCCTACACGCGAGAATGGTATGCTGGAGACACGAATAACCCGTTAACCCTGACGTATAGCCAGACTGCTGACTCGGACCAACGATTGCCGGAAGGGGTTGCTCCACAAAACGTGATCCACTTGCCAACCACCGACTCCAGTGATCGCGCAACGGCAATTATTGACGCTTGGGGGTATGTGGTTGCATTCACTACCCGCAACGCTTACCGCATTAGCACCGATTTCTCTGTGGCATCTGGAGCGCTGAATGCAGGACCGCTTAACCAAGACTGCATTGTAGGATGGGGAGACCATCGCCAATTATTTTTGGGGAGCGATTTTGGGATTTACGAAGTAGCATTGCCAGACTCCAACGATCAGGCCAGCAACTCGCCCATTTCCAATCTAATTGTCCCTGGCAGCTCTGAATATATCAGTCGCTTTGCCGACCCCTTGCGCGCTGATCTTTATGCTTGCTCGGCGCCAGATTATCGCAACCAGATGTGGTATTTTTGGGTGCGCGGGAAGTGTGGGAAAATGCTTGGCTTTTGCCTGGATGTCCGCTCTCGCCAACTAACCGGACCCTTCACCAATGGCGGATTCATTTCAGCGCGATCTCTGCCCGACGGACGCATTGGGGGCATCGACCTGGCTGGCAATTTGCGCTGGTTCCGCCCAGTGCCAACGACTGCCCTCAACGACACCTTTGACAACACGGCGCCATTGACCCTGACCAACGGGACGCAAGTGCCAGGACGCTTGATTGATGGCGAAGCAATAGCGCGAATTAAGATTGGCACGACTGGGTATTACCTTCGCCAAGCAAATGTTATCACCCTGCAAACCGGGTGGATTACCCAGCAGAACGCGCAACGCTTAACCGCTTTGGAAGCAGAGTTTCATGTCTGGAAAGGATCGGCGGGAATCGCAGTTGTAACCGTAACCAATGAACGTGGGCAAACCGCTCGAAGGTATTACGGTGAAGTGGCAGGGAAAACTTACCACCGCCAATCACTTTTGCTTTCAGGTGACGCATTCCAGGCAACCTTGCAGATTTTGTGCGGGGACGGTAAACCGTGTGCCGTTCGCGCTTTTAACCTCAAAATCAACCCCAACGGAAAGACCTAATTATGTCAGCGCTATCAGCCTATCTGGAAAACAAACTCTCGGACCATATCCTGGGAGCAGTCACCTACACCCCGCCAGCGACGGTTTATATCGCACTTTTCACCACCCTGCCGAACGAATCCGGCACAGGTGGTGTAGAAGTTTCTGGCGGCTCTTACGCACGAGTGGCAGTCGTTAACAACGCCACCAACTGGCCTGCGGCCACCAACGGAAGCAAAAAAAATGGCACTGTCATCAGCTTCCCCACGCCAACGGCCGACTGGGGCAACGTAACCGGCTTTGGCATCTATGATGCCGCCACTGGGGGCAATCTACTTTTCTTTGCTCCCCTAGACGCCACAGTCACCGTCCTCAACGGTGGCGGGTTCAACTTCCCGGTGAATGCCATTGAACTCTTGGCTGATTAACGGGAGACGCCCATGCCGGCAATGACCCTAACCCAGCGACATGCCCTACTCGACTTTGTTTTGGGCGGCGGTTCGTATGCGCCTCCCTCCAGCCTTTTTTTTGGCCTGTTCACAGCCATGCCAAACAACAACGGGACCGGAGGCGCAGAAGTGGCTGGCAACGGGTATGCGAGAGTTGGAGTCACCAACACCCCCTCGTCTTGGGTGGCGGAATCTGACGGCACTAAGTCCAATGCAAACGCAATCGCTTTCCCCACCGCAACCGGGTCATGGAATATCTTGCGGGGCGTAGGCATCTGGAATGCTGCTAGCGGCGGAACACTAATCTTTTTTGCGCCGCTCGACACGCAAGACATCAGCCCGATTGCAAACGATACATTCACTTTGCCGGCCCAATCGTGCCGGATTGAACTAGACTAAAGCCATGGCCGCTTACAACGGGTCTGCAACATTCTTCCAGCGCATCAAGGGACGCGGCATCCCTGCCGAAGGCAAAGGGAAAGTTGTCGCCAATTGGGCTGTTACGCCCAAGCAGGCCAAGGGTGCTGGGGTTGGCGTGGGGGCGGTGGCGGCTTCTTGGTCTGTGGCCAAGCAAAAAGCAGGGGCAGCGGTTATCCATGCCGTCCGACCAAAGGCTCTATGGGCCATCAAAGGCGTCAAAGCAAAAGCAGCGGTCATTCACGCCAGCAGTGCCAGTGGTCCGTGGTCATTCGTTTCGCATTCCTTTGCCTACGCTTTGCGGCCCGGATTCCCGAACCAAGGGGACTTCTATATTTACGAAGTCGTGGGGATGGATGCGACCCCTTTGTCGCAACTTCCAGCGCGATGGTTTTACGAACGAAACAACGGAGCCGATTCTTGCAATTGGCAATTCGGCGCCAAACCGGAACTAAATGACATGCCAAGCGAAATTGTTGACTACGGGGCACCCTTTACTGGCCCAGGACAAGATCCCAATCTGTGGATTGATGCCTGTCCGTTTGATGCGGGAGTATCATTCCCCCAAACAGGGACAAAGGACATTGTGGTCAATCGCACTGTGGCCCCCGCCACCCCGCCCACCACTACCGCCCAAGGCAATGTCCAGCCCACCGTAACGGTAGTTGACATCAAAAACTCCAGCGGACTAAGCGGGAACAGCAAAGGGTTCATTAGTTCTCCTTGGTATTTTGATTACGTCTCCTTGCTGACCAACACCCAGCAAGTGACCCGCAATGGACTAAACAAGTTTCGCGGGAGTTATGAGCACAAGCCATCGGCAGAGATTCGCCTAACGGATAGCACTGGGAAGCGAGGACTGGCCTTGGGGGTGCGCGCGCTTCTTCGGTCTTCGGCGGTCTCTATTGAAGCCGATCCAGATTCAGGCGCGCCAATCGCACTTCCATCATCTTTGACCTGGACTGCCGAAGTTCAGCTTTACATTGAAGGAGTGTGTGACTTTACTTCGCCAACATCTCCGCGCCGCCTCTTGGCCAGCCAAGTCATTACCGGGTCCGCCACTAGCCAAGGCGGTGGGATAGTTCCGGTAATCGCGCGCACGGAAACTTTTGATGCGGCATTTAATGATGCCTCCTATCGCTACTGGGACGGGAAAAAATATGTTGATAAAATAGCAGGCTCCGGGACGGCGCATATTAACGCCTACCTCGATGGAATTGTTGACCCGCGCGCCGGGCAAATAATCAACAAAGTCAACATCCATCAAAAAACTCAGACCTATTTTGAGCTGCCCACGGTGGTTTCGCTAATGCAAACCTACTTGGACTCCTTAGCATCAGACTTGCGCCGCCAAGGTGGGCTGACGGGATGGCAAGCGTTCCCTTGGTTCGGCGACCTTGCCTTGCGCGTTCGCAAGGAAGGTAATCGAATCACTTTGAGCATCCTGCCGGAATCCATCGCTCCCCTCACGTGGGAAGACCCATTTGTGGACAGAGTATTGGTGGTCCCGCCGGGCTGGGGCACTGCTACGCCCATCTGATGAGCCTAGAGTCCACACTGATCGCTACAACATGCCGCTTGCCCGGCGGGCGTTCCGTGCTGCTGGTGGACCTAGAGGAGTTTGGTCGAAGATCAATCCAGTCCATGGACTTTGGGCTTTCCCGTGAGCCTCAACACGTTATTGCTGCATCCGATTTGTCGCTCAAGCGAGGCGAATTAATTTTTTCTGAGATTGATCTAGCAGGCAACTGGAAGGGGGGAGACATCATAGCAATCCAAGACGGCGGACCAATTGCCTTGCGCTGCTCTCCGGCAGTTGTCCCGTGCATTCGGGGGTGGCTAGCGATTGCCTTGGGCTACGACGCCGCTTTGCCAGACCGCAATGCCGAACGCCCACGCCCTCCAGGGGACGGCACACGTGGGTGTGTGGCCCAAAGCGAATCATCTATTGAGCCAGAGAAAATCCCAGTGTGGTTTGAGATTACCATGGATGGCCCCGTGGATGACGACATTCGCGTGCTCTTGGATGGCGTGCCAATTTTCAACCCGCGCCGTAACTTAGGGTGGTATCAAAGCCCAATTCGCTTTGAGTGGTGGGATGGCGCGCAAGTGATCCCCCCAGACAGTCCGAAGCCCGCGCCTCCAATGAAACCAGGCTCAGTGGTGTCTATTGAGGCATTTGACGGGTGGGCGACATCGGCATCTACGTCATCGTGGACAGCCATGACGCGATATGCTGACGGGTCCGTGAAGCTCCATAGAGGGGGGCAAAAGGGAACATACCGAAGCCAAGTGGTTTCCCCTAGAATCAACTGGCCCTCTGATTACCTCAAGCCTCCAGGATACCCAGGATACACCCCAGCAGCGGGCAACGGGGCACTTTACGGGCCTTGGTTTGATTGGTATGTCCCCCTGGGCGAGTTTGTGCTTTAACTTATGGGGATCTCTGAT